AGATTCGAGCCTTCGGACAGATTGCTCGTTGAGCCCGCCCCGAGGATGGTTGCAGCAGTGATCGAGCCGCCGAGAGCAGTAGAAGCGCCGGCGATTGTGATCGCGCTGTTAGCTAGGCGAGCATTTGCGATCGATCCGTCTTTCAGAACTGCGCTAATTTCACCGCTGGAGATAGAGAGATCAACTTCCGAAGAATCGGATACAGTGATAGCGGCTTGTGCCCGTGCATTCGTGAAGTATAAATTGCCGCTTTCGGGTAGGTTGGCAGTTGTTCCAGCGCCTAAGATAGAAGCAGCTGAGATCGAGCCACCGAGAGCTGTAGAGGCTCCGGCAATGGTGATCGCGCTATTGCTGAGCTTACTATTCTCAATGTTCCCACTAAGCATGGCGTTGCTGATTCCCGAGGCTTTGACGCGCAATGCGTCCGAGTTGATCTCCAAACTTGAGTCATCAACATTAACAGATAGAGTATTGCCTGATTTGGCTAGACCGTCGCCAGCAACGATGTTTCCGGCAGAACTGAATTGCACGTAACTTTGACCGGCGAAAGAAGAAAGCTCGGCAGTCTGGACGAAACCTTCATCGGCGCTTGTTCCTTCTTTGACAAAGAAATAGGCGCTTTGCAACTTTGCAAATGTATCGGCATCAGAAGCACGCGACATGGCCGCACCGCTCGACGAATACGTATAAATCCCGTTCTCGGTATCCGTTGATTGATTGATCAAAACGACGCGATCTTTATTGGCCATTGTGACACCATCGATCGCCGCTGGGGCGCTGGAGATGTCTACATTTGCTTTGGACAAGACACGAACGGCTTGCTTCGGGGATAGTCCCTGCAGCTGGGCGTCGACGTAGCCTTTGTTAGCAGCGTGCGCATCAGCTGTCGGCGTGGCAACGGATACAGCGCCGGAGAAAGTGAAATCATCAGATAGAACGAGTTTGGCGGCCGTGATCGTTGAATCTAGGATCTGACGGCCTCTAATTTGAACACTCATGAAGAGCTCCTATTATTGTGGGTTAAGACGTCGACACCTCATAATCGACCACGACTTTATCCCCTGCAAGCGGGGCGAATGTGAAAGAGACACTTGTTCTCTCAACGCCTTCGCTCACGTCGTCGCCGATCAGCTGTCTTACTCCATTGTAATAGACGCGGATCTTGCCTGCGACAAATTTCTGACTCGTCACGAATGTTGTATTTTGCCCATTGACCTGTCCAGTTAGATTCTCCGTCACCTCAGCGCCCGATCCGCTGCTGTCGGGCAGTGTGCCTCCATCTCGATTGAATGCTCTTGCGATGGCCATGATCTATCCTTTATCTGCCCAAACGATCTCGATATAGTCAACGTCGATCGTCCCCGCATTTGTCTTGACGAAGCAATAAAATTGATCGTTCTCCTCGAGCGCCAGAAATCCATCGACCGCAAAGCAGGCCGTGCCTTTTGTTGCTGTTGTGAGGCCGGTGAAGATCGAGCTTGCTGTATCCGTGACTAGGCATTCATCGCCGCCCGTATCGCGACAGATTCGAAGCGTTGCTGTTGTCGCACTGCTGATGTTGCTACATTGCACCTGTATGATCGAGACGTAGCCATGATAGGCCGCTGTCGGCGGAAACATGCCCATATCAACGAGTAGCACTTTCCCAACATCGAAAGAGTTGCCAATACCGGCGACCGCTGCGCTCCGTACGCGTACTATCATAATAGACTCCTGACTCTATTGATGCCGCGCCGGATCTCTAGCCGAGCCAGAAACTTGATCTGCGGCGGGCATATATTTTGTAGCAAACGCGCGCAATCTTCACAGTCTGAGAGCGCTGTGTGTGCATCTCGTCGCCTCCATCCTAGAAACTCGCATACTGCGTCCAGTCTCATCGATGAAAGGCCATACGGGGCCAGCACGGCCCGACAAAGATCGCGCGTGTCCAGATATGGAGATGTCAGGCGGATGTCGATACCATTTGAGCGGCCGAACGCCTCTAGAAACTTGCGATCAAAGTGCAGATTATGACCGACTGTCACGCCGTCTCTATGGCGCTCTACAAATGTCCATATCATCCGCGCGGCATCTTGCTGAGAGAGCGCGAATCTCCATCTGTACTCATTGTATCCGTTGACCTGCATCGCCTCGGGATCTGCCGTGTCGAGCGCTCGCGGCTGGATCTTGATCTCCAGTTTCTCAACAACTCTATGATCGATCAGAACGACCGCTCCGAACTCGATGACCTCGTGCTTATCGGGATCTAGTCCGGTCGTCTCTGTATCAATAATTACGAATTTCATTTGCTCTTCGTTGTTGTATTGTGTATATAATAGGGATAGGCTCAATACAGCCTAGGCAAATGATAACACAACAACGAGGAATAATCAATGTCAAACAAGCTACACTTTGCGATCGTGCCCGACAGCCTGATCGCCAAACGACGACCAGAAGAGCTACAAATCTATTGTGAGCTTTATATGTTGGAGGTGTCGAATCAACGATACACTCTCAAACTGATATGCGCGGATCGCAATTGGAAATACACGACAGCATATCGGCTTCTTCGGCTAGCCCGTGAAACGTTGGGCACGTCAAGACAAAAGAGTAGAGCAAGCAATCAAAAACGGAAAAGAAATGAAAACAAAAAAAATAATCTTGATACTCCCCGTACTGTCGATAATCGTGTTTCAAATGCAAAAACAGAACACAAAGAAACGCAAACGGATACAAAAACAGAACAAACGAATACAAATAATAAAAAAGGCCGTCCAGATAGCCCGCAAAGCGTCGACGTTGTAGCACCTCTACAATTAGAATTAGAATCAGAATCAATTACTAACGATCTAACGAGCGGAGAAAAGGAGATTCGAATTGGATCTGTGCAGGGCTGCGCACCGATACCGGAGCCGACTAGCTCGCTCCTCACCTATGAGAGCTTCTGCAAACTGAGTATCAATGCGCAAAGCAATTACATCGGTATCTATGGCGAGCGCTGGACTGATAAATAATTTCTTACATTTTTCACTTGCATATGTATATAATGCGCAGTACAATAACACTGAGCAATGAAGCTCAATAACAACGGAGATCAACAATGTACTACATTCTTGTAAAGCACTACTACTACAACAACACACTTTACGCCCCCAAGGACAGCCCGATGAAAGATACATGGGGACAGAAGCTCACATTCAAATCACTAGACGAGGCGCGATCGTTCTTAGCCTCGATCGATGTCGATACACAACTTACTCAACAGACTTACACAACGTCCGGCTGGTACAGTCTAGCGCATGGAGAGTACGACAGGCCAGACTATCAGATCCGAAAGTCAAGAGAGGAAAAGAAGAAGACTCTTTTTCCTGATGAAGAACTGCCGACGATCGGCTTTCGTGGTAACAGCAAAATCATCATCAACAACGGAGAATAACAATGAAATCACTCGAAGAAGCTCTAAGTGTGTACAACCTGATCAGGCTATGGAAGCGCGACGCTTGCCGCATACTCACTCGATACTATTGCCAGCAAAACAATCGCGAGGTCTTTGTAGACAAGCGAAAGACGAAGCTCACGGATCTCGCCGCCGCGCACTATTCCGAAGCGCTGACTCTGGATGTAGAAGACATATACGAGCTACTCGTCGAGATGCAGCAAGATCAAATAGTTTGCGACAACATCGATCGACAGATTAAAGACATCATAAACAACGGAGAACAACAATGATTAGTTTGAATACAGCTTATGAATTCAAAAAAGCAACTGTCTATCTTGAAATTTCGAATGGCCTTATGACACAAGACGAAGCCTTTGAATATTGTGAAGATTATCTTTGCGAGGATCTTATTCGATCACTTCTACTTAAAGTGTACATTAAATCAAAAACTTATGATGATATTGGAGTAATTCATTATGAAACTAGAGAAGTACATTCTGAAGATTTAGATCAAGATCAAAAGTCCGTACAATGGAGGGCCTACGTTGATGTAGAGTTTCTCGCTTATCTTAATTGTCCATCCTCTCAAACTTATCTCGATATTTCTTCCTTTAACCGAAATAACAACAACGGAGAACAACAATGAATAACAACCTAATCAACGCCTTTCTGAGCTATTGTGACGATAGCTGGAAGAAAGGCTATCACTATCGACAGAACACCGCCAAAATACTACAACGATCGCTCGCTCGCGTGCCGTCGAACGTCCTGCAAGTCATCCTCGAAGACTACAAAGAGAACGACATGTCAACCTTCGCACAGAACGCCGCCGAGCTTAAGCGCTACGTTCGCGATCATCGGCTATCACAAGACGAGTGGTTTTTGATTGATCGCGGCGTATTCTGCGACCACTGCAAAACAGATGACGAAGGCAAAGAGGGCGGATGGAGAGTTCTCTGGGCGCGCTATCAAGACACCGACGAACGAGGCAACAAGAGAGAGCGCTCCGATACTTGGAGCTGCCGTTGCGACTGTCAGGCGGCGCAATCGCTCAACGGGGTTGATTGGAGAGTAACCGCGCGACGCATCCGCGCACAAGATCCGAACGCCGCGATCCGCTGGGATCATTGGTGTGGCCCTGAGTGCCAGACATGCGCCGCTGTTGGAGTGCGCCCGCGTACGACGGAGGGCAAGATGAGAGCAACGCTTCAAAGCGATCAGATATGGGAGCATAGAGTCAATAACGGCTATTTTTCGGGCAATCGAATAGAGGGATACGCGCCGATCTGGGAACATTCGATCTGGCTGACTTCGATCGGGCATATGATTCTCTTGGAGATCGAAGACACGACCGGAGAGCGCTTGGTACCTCCTGAGCACGTCCGCGAGGCACGACGCAAGCGAGCCAACAAGGATGCGAGGAAAGACAAATTTGACGCCTTAGCGCGTACGGTGATAGGACTATATAATGATTCGTAACTTGCACAGATTACGCAGGGATCTAGAGGCCGGCGCGCGCATACATCTTGTGCGCTACCGGCCTGCCGATCTTGTTGCTCATGAGTTCTGTTTCCAACGCGTCAAGCGATCCGGAGAGGAGCAATACACCTGCAACGAGCGCTTCGACGGCGCCGGCGTGCAAGAGGACATGTACACGCTCGAATCGGTCGAGGCACTCATCTATTTTTTACTGAGACTCAAATTCGAAATCAACTATCCATCAAAGGACAAAACGCAATGAAGAGAAAAACAAAAGAGATCGCATCGACCGCCCGCCCGAAAAAGAAGGAAACGCCCGACTTGATCCTGATGATCCCGATCGAAGTTAGCAAAGAACAGCTAGAGAGTATTGAGAAGTTAGCAAAGAAGGATCGACACGAAGACCCCGCAGAATGGGCAAAGAAGCAAATCCTCCGGATCGTTGCCGATAGAGGTAGAGAAATAATGTGATTATTTTGTTGACGTTGTTTATTATGCGCACTATACTATCAATACAACCAACAACAACGGAGAACAACAATGACTACAAAAGAATCAAGCAAGGCACAATACAAGGCACAGCTAGAAGAATACATATACATGACAAAGGCCGCAGCTATCCGGCTTGATAATAACTTCTGGAGAGAAGTGCTGACAATTAGAGAGCGTATCGACATCTATATTTCAGTATTTGGATAAAAACAACAACACAACAACGGAGAACAACAATGAACAACAATGAAGAAAGAATGCTGTGCGACGTGATCGTCGTCGGGGTTGATGACCCCGAGCTAGAATTAGCACTTCTCGAAGAAGTCTCTCGGCTCGCTGTCGACATCTTCGGTGCTGAAAGCACCATCGACAACAACGGAGACGACTTGCCCTTGGGAGTATTAAGACTTCCGCATCCCGTCCGATTCGACATCGGATCGTATCGCATCATTATGCTAGGAGTAGCACATGAAGAAGCTTAAGATAAACAATAGCGATGTTCTCGTACCATCGCGCAACGAAGCATTCAATAGCCGCGTCAAGGCTGACGGGCGGACAAAGCCCGTCAACATTACGCTTGACCCGCAGACGCTCGGCACACTTGATCGACTGTGTGCCCAGTACAACACCAGCCGCTCAGCGCTCATTCGCGCGGCGATCGAGGTGCTCAAATGACAACGCTATCGGACTACCGAGAGCATCTAAAAGAGGAGGGGATCGAAAAATCCCCTCTTTGCAATGATGTTCTTTTTTGGATCGAGACAAACGGGCTGCCCGTCGCGATGTCTCAGATATGGCAAGCATTCCCCGATCATGGGCGCGGCGCTATTCGATCCGCTGTTCTTTGGCTCGTTATGGAAGGCTTTGTATCCTGCGACCCGTCGAAGACACGATACAGGAAATACGAGGCCGATCCGCGCTACCTCAAACGCAAGCGAAAAGAGATCGAGGCGGAGAAGCAAGCGAAGAAAGAGAATAGCGCACAAGATACGATGCTTGCGCTTGACCCGACGATCATAAATGACGACCTTCGAGGAGTGATCAACGAGGAGATCGCCAGATTGAGCGCCATACAATGCGCCTCGGACATCAACACCAACGAAAACAACGATCTCATGGTGTCGATTCAGAATGCGCATGTCGTAGTTGTCTTGACGCCGAAAGAGAAGCCATATGCAAAGATCCGCGAGTTCCTCGGACGGCTCGACACGTTGACGCAACTGAACGAGGGCCTATTTTTTGATCTAGATACGGAGACAGATCATGGAGAATAGCGAAGAGAACGCGGCGCAATACATCGACATTGACAAACTTGTCCCGCATCCAGACAACCCACGAATTAACGACCACGCCGTCGAAGAGGTCGCGGGCTCAATCAAGCGATTCGGCTTCGCTGCGCCGATCATAGCTCGAAGAGAAGACTCTGTCGTCTTGTGCGGACATACGCGCCTCAAAGCCGCAAAGAGTCTCGGGCTGTCAAAAGTGCCCGTGCGATTTATGGATCTCGATCCCGTCGATGCAAAGCTTCTGATGTTGGCAGACAACAAGATCGGCGAGCGCGCAGACTGGAACGACGATGCGCTACAAGCGATCTTCGAAGAGTTGCAAGATGAAGACCTCAGCGGGCTAGGATGGGACGAGGAGGAGTTGTCGGGCATACTTGGCGACCTGTACAGCGAGGACGAGGAAGAGGCGATTATCGAGCCTCCTGCGCCCGTTCAAAGTGATTTCAACTTTACGCTTCTAAAGGGCAATTGTTTGGAGAAACTGAAAGAGATCCCCGATAATTCGATCGATAGCATCGTGACAGATCCGCCCTACGAAATCGGCTTCATGGGGAAAGGCTGGGACGATAGCGGGATCGCCTTCAATGTTGAACTGTGGAAAGAGTGCTATCGAGTATTGAAGCACGGCGGCCACATGGTCGCATTCAGCGCCACAAGGACAGTGCATCCGATGGGCGTTGCGATTGCAAAAGCAGGCTTTGAGATCCGCGATATGATCAGCTGGCTGTACTTCTCAGGCTTTCCGAAGAGTCACGACGTGAGTAAAGGAATTGATAGGCATCTCGGATCAGAGCGGGAAGTTGTTGGTTATGGGGAATCGGGAAAAAATGCTTTATTTGGTGGATTGCAAAATACAGAAATTGGATCAGGTCATAGCATAACAAAGCCAGCAACTCCAGAAGCCCAAAAATGGGAAGGCTGGGGCACAGCATTGAAACCTAGCTACGAGCCTGCGATCCTTGCTCGAAAGCCACTGGAGAAGGGGCTGTCTGTCGCTGAGAATGTATTGAAGCACGGCACCGGAGCGATCAATATAGATGCTTGTAGATTTGCATATGGCGATCCTTGTTGGGTAGGGCCTCAAACTGAAAATCTATCAAGATATAACAATGGAAAAGAAAACTATAATCCTACATCTTTCTCTTTTGCTCCTGATGAAAGAACTTTGTATAACAATTCAGAAGAAAAAGGAGGCCGATGGCCAGCTAACATTTATCAATGCCCGAAAGCATCTAGATCCGAGCGTGAAGCCGGCTTAGAGCACTTGCAAGGCAAATCGGGCGCTGAGGCTGTCGATCGCAACGAAGGATCGGCCGGCCTCGATAACCCAAGAGCGGGCGCAGGGAGAACGGCGGATCAAGTTAAAAACTTCCATCCGACAGTAAAGCCGATCGGCGTTATGCGCTGGCTGTGTCGATTGATCACGCCTCCAAATGGAACAGTGCTCGATCCGTTCTTAGGATCTGGAACAACGGCCGTGAGTGCTTGTCTTGAAGGCTTCGACGCTATTGGGTGCGAGATGACAGAAGAATACTATCCGATCATCGAGGGCCGGATCGAGTGGGCAAAGCGCGAGAGGGAACATGGGCCGAAAGAGTAAGTTTACGGACAAGTATCGACGCAAGATCCTTGAAGCTACGAGCCTAGGATGCACGAGAGCGATTGCGTGTAAGTATGCCGGCATTTCGGAGTCTATCCTATATGACTGGCTCAAACGAGGACGAGAGGCGAAAAGCGGCGCTTATTTTGATTTTTACGGAGAAATGCAACGGGCGGAAGCAATGAGCGCGATTCGTGCGCTCTCAACGCTACACACTGCAATGAGTGACGGCGGAACTGAGGCGGTGCGAGCTGCGTCGTTTTTGTTGGAGCGTCGGCACGGATACAACAAACAGGAAAAAGCTCCCGTTGAAATCACAATCAACCATGATACATTGGATGTCCCTAGACTGTTAGAGGAGGTACGGCAACAACAAGAGCGGCTCCGGCCGATCGCGCTGCCCGTAATCGATCTTGATGAGGAGTAGAGACATGTTTGAGGAGGACGACTGGATCCTGATGTGCGTTGCGCTCGCTATGATCGGGATCGTCTTGCTACTGGTCGCGATGACACATGGATAGAAAGCTCCTCATTCAGTATCTAGAGACGTCCGCAAAGGTCGAGGAGATCGCAAGATCGTTCCCGCTTGCTGTCTCACAACTTTGGGAGCCGCACTGCTGCCGATGGGATGGAAAGGCCGGACAATCGGAGCGCCTGCGGGGATGCGGTGGCAAAATGAATGAGATTCAGAATGGCATGTATCATTGCCCGACCTGCAATATAACCGAGCACCGTACAAGCCAGAGAAGGGCCATTCTGAGCCTCGGAAGCGAAGCAACGCTGATCAGTGGGGGAAATAGATCGGGGAAGTCCGAGGCGGGCTGTATGCTCGCTGTGGCGACTGCTGCCGGCCGCGGTGAGTGGTGGGTTCGTGAATGGCTACGCCTCAACAACCTACCAGACGATCTTGTGCCTGCTGAGCCGTCAGAAGTTTGGGTTAGTGCATTGAGCTACGGCGATGCGCTGACATATTTGAGGCCGAAGATCGAGAAATACTGTCCTGCAAATGCTAGATATATTCGATGGAGAGCGCAAGATCGCGCAAGCGTATTGTTTCCAAACGGCGGCAAGATCCTATCTATGTCGGCGGATGCAGGCCGCGAGAAGTTCCAAGGCGGGGCCGTCTCTCTGGTTGTCTTGGATGAAGAACACCCACAGCCAATCTTCGACGAGAGTATGCTCCGTTGTATCGACAATCGCGGACGTGTCGTGCTGACGATGACGCCGCTCCTCGGGATAACATGGCCGCATGATATATTCTTTGAGAATCCTCAGAACGGCTATACGCAATACGCAATTAGCGGACTAGACAACCCGTGGATCTCCTCCGTAAAACTACGTAAAGCGATCGCGCATATGAGCGAGGAAAGCCAAAGAACTCGACTATTTGGAGACTTCACCAATCAGCAAGGCGTTGTTTATCCTGAGTTCAAAAGATCGATCCACGTCGTCGACTCGTTCGATCCGCCGGCGCACTGGCCACGAGATCGAAGCATTGACTTCGGAGTGCGCAATCCTTTTGCTTGTCTCTACTTTGCACACGATGAAGAGGACGACGTACTGCACGTATACGACGAATACTACGCGACCGAACGCACGACAGTTGAGAACGGGCGCATACTCAACAACCGAGATCCTAGCTCTCGCTTCCGCTGGACTGTCGCCGATCCTGAGAGCCGCGATGGACGGCTCACACTGTCGCGAGAGTGCTCCATTGAGACACGCACAGCGCCAAAACATATCGGCGTAGTAGAAACGATCAACTGGGTAAAAGAGCGGCTTGCGCTCGACGCTGAAGGGCGGCCGCATCTCGTAATTCATTCCAACTGTAAAAACCTTCTCCGTGAGTTTCGCCTATATCGCTGGAAAGGCGGAGGTGGCAAGGATGCCCCACAGAAGAGGGATGACCACGGTCTTGACTCTTTGCGCTACCAAGTGTCATTCTTGAAGCGATTCTTAATGCACCAATGAGGACGACATGAAGCAAGCTATCAACATCACAACGTCAAACGCTTTCGGCGCGTGGTTGAAGGGATACTGCAACCGGCACAAGATCCGCGTCTGTGACCTGTCTAGAGTGCTCGGGGTAGGTAGACGCCATATAACGCACTGGATACAAGGAACGAGCCACCCGCGACTCGTCAACGGCGTGTTTCTAATTGATGCGCTGTCAAAGATCACCGGCGAAGATGGGGTCGCGATCTATGTTGATATGCGCGACCACGTGAAGAAAGACTTCTGATCAATCATCAATCACAATCGGAGCTATAGTGCAACGGCAATTTATATCCATCTCCGGCGCACCGAAGGAGGCCGGCGCACTGCCGCTGTACTTGCCGATCTTGAACTCCTCACCGGCTGCGACTGTCTGCCCGTCGAGGCGTTGGTGATCGGGCCTCACTCTATCGTCGTTCGAGGAGATCCATTGCTTCAGGATCTGGATCCCTTCTTCCTTTTCGATCTTGTTGTATGCGTCATTCGTTGCTCGATTGATTGCGCTCGTTGTCTCCGTCTGTGCAATCAGGCGAGCTCTCGATTCGCTGAAGGGAAGATACTCGTCTCTATCAATCTGCGCGGCGATCTCGCGATTGCTGAGGCCCTCTTCGATGCCTTCTCGGATCGTCTTGCGTAGCCTGTCGCGCGTTGTCTTTTCCATTTGCTTCGCAAACTCCTCGACGAGATCAACGGTGATGCTTCGATCGCCATACCTGAAATCGAGCGGTCGCTGTCGTCCCAACATCTCGTATATTTCATCGATCGTCTCGTTGCCCGTCAGCATCCATGTGTCAGTATAGAATCGGCCGATCGTGTCTTTGATGATCTGGACTTCCTGCGGCGATCTGAGCAACTGCATCCAACTGAGCGAGCGCACCTCCTCCGGCTGTACGTTGCGCGCTTCGTTCACAATCTGATTGATACGAGACAACACACGACCTTTAGCTCCGTCGAGATAACGCTTCGAGATCCGTTGGAACTGTTCTGTCGTTGGCTCGACTTTCTTCTGTATCCAAGAGTTCCAGAAATCAGATCGCTGCTCTTCG